TGCGTCAGTAATGAATTTATGGCTGGAAAATACAGATTCCGGCAAGGGATGGCGACCTTCAGAGGAGTCAGAACCTAAAGCGCAGTCAAAGGGATCAGCTAAAAAACAGAGTACGAGACGCAAGGCGGCCTCGAATCTGATGAGCAACTCCGCTCCAAGAATAGAGAGAAACACCGACAACATGTCGGATGAGGATCTTTGGGACAGTGTTCCAGAACCTAAGGAAGAATTTTAGGGATCCTTATTTATTAATAATTTTATTAGGAGTTGACTATGGCAGCTTATGGCGGAACGGGAAGTGTTACTCAAGCCTCCAGTTATGGGGACCTGAGTAAGAACGATGCGTTCACTATTCAAAAGAAGATGTTACCGATTGCAAAGCGATTGTTGACATTTGCGAAATTCGCACAAAAAGAAACTAAACCTCAGAAGCAGGGTTTAGAAATCAGACACCGTCGTTACGAAAGATTCCCAATCGTGGATTCCCCGATTGCGGAAGGTGTAACACCGGATTTTACCTCGCTTGAGCACACCACGCTCATGCACACGCTGAAGCAATATGGAAGTTATGTGAATACCACAGACGTCCTGTTGGCAGCCTCGCATGACCCGGTTCTCAACGTAATTTCAGAACGGCAGGCCACGCAAGCTGGTGAGACAATTGACTTTCTCAGCTATAAGACCTTCCGTGCAGGTACTCAGGTTGCATATTCTAGTGGATCTAGTCGTGCTACTACTGATGCCACAATTGGTCTTGCAACAGCAGGATCTCAACTAACAGCGGCTCCAACAGGATCTGACGGTCTGATTCAAAAGGCCATCCGTGTACTGGAGCGTAATGATGCCGTCAAGCTACGCAAGAAGTTGCGAGCAGCAGTTGGCATTGCTACCGAGCCTATTCGTGAATCATTCATTGGTATCTGCCATCCTGACCTTCGTCAGGACCTTGAGGCAATTACCGGGTTCATCCCAGTCGAGAAGTATTCCGACACCGGTGATGCAATCGAAGGTGAGATTGGTTCAGTCCGTGGCGTGAGATTCATCACCACAACCCAAGCCGTTCCTTTTGCAGATGCTGGCGCAAGTTTAAGCAGCCTTTTCATGGTTTCAACCAGCGGAACTTCAGGATCATCGGGTAACTGTGATGTTTATCCCGTTATCATACTAGCAGCCGATGCAATCGGTTGTGCCACACTTGGAGGCATGGATTCTCTCCGCTCCAAAGTCGTTATGCCTAAGCCAGGACCTGGTGATCCTTTGGGTCAGCGTGGAACTGTTGCATGGGATACATTCTATTCCTGCATTATTCTTCAGGACTTGTGGATGTATCGCATTGAATGCACTGCGACCAATTTATAATTCTAACCTATGAAGCCTTTAGCTACGGAGCCCCGTAGCGGGGGCTTCTATACCCTAAATGTCTAAATAGGAGAAATCTATGGACTCTATTAAAACTAAAATTGTCAATGCTACCCAGAGCACACAGCATGACAATGTTACATATTCGGATCTGGATGCCACAGGCACCTATATCCGGTGCTTATACATTCCCATGGGAGCAAGAGTTGATTCTGTTGAGGTACGGTCAAACACTCGTTTTGCCGGTAACTCTACTGCAATCACACTCAAAGCAGGCCACCCTGTAGGGGTAAGTCAATCAGACACATCCTCTGCGGTTGCTGCCGCTGATTTTGTTGCTGCATGGGACTTGGATGCTCTGGTTCCCGCTGTTATGGTCATTAACCAGAACTCTATGGAAGGACAGATGATTCTGCCCGGTATGACAAAGAATACAGCAGCAGTTGCTAATTCTAATGTCTCGGAGTATTCCTCTGGAGAATATGTTGTTCCTGTTATCGCCACTATCGTGGTCGCTACTGGGGTACCAACAGCCGGTTCTATGTACTGGTGGGTTAACTACCGTTTTGATTCCAATATAGTTTGGACTCAGGCGGCATTAGCCTAATACTAATTTACTGGACGGGGTCAACCCCGTCTGGTACTAACTCAAGCAAGGAGATCTTATGCCTACAGCAGGCGGATTATTAGGAAAAAGTGAACACATCCCAAAGCACGGTAAAAAGCATAGTGCATATCAAGATGCTGGCGAGGGCCAGTGGATAATCATGCCTAACGGCATGAAGATGGCAAAAGAATGGAAAAAAGGCGATTCTATTCCAGAAGGTTTTTGTGTCATCAATATTGATCATGGACGTGACAATACCGAGATGGGACCTGTACCAGTTACACATGGTGAGAATACATTAATTATTCCC